AGTGGCAGTTTTTTGGTTAGATTTATTCATAATCTTTTCCTCAGCGGTTAATATTAGTTAGGTATCAAAAAAGAACCGCTTTACTTAATTGATACAGTCATCATGCCTTAAACCGCTTTACTTGTAAAGCAATAAAAGAATAAAAGAATAAAAAGATTTTGCCATCAAAACCCTATGATTCGCCCGAATGTTATCTATCCCCTAGCGATTCGCACGAGTGGCTATCAGTGTATGGGAATGGGTCAGGGGACAGTGGTCAGTGGATAGAGTAGAGCAAGTAGAGTAGAGTGTAGAGTAGACCGATAGAGTCGATCCGCGATTCGTGCGACTCAGTCCGTGGCTAGTTCGCCTTCAACAACTTTTGCATCCAAAGTTCTTTTCTTGATCAGGTTCTCGAGTCGATCGAGTATATCGTCCTTGGACATGAGATCGATCTTCGCGGTTAGTATCTCGCGTCGATCGATATATAGTCCACCTGCCTTGCCCCGATGAACCTCGGCTGTGATGGCAGCGGATATTTGACCTTGGTCTTTTGCCTCCTCCCGTAGATCGTGGAGGGTAGAGAGGTGATTCTCTAGGGAAACTGCGTCTCTTTCCGAAGCTGCGATTTCCAAGTCGATCAAGTAATTCTTTACAACTGGGTTATGATTTAGTAATACACTGCCTTGTGTCTTCGCACCCTTGCGATCCTTCGTATATCCTGCTTTTACTGCTGCTTCAGTCGCGGTTTGTCCTTTGAAGTACTCCTTACAAAATTTCTTTTGTTTAGAATTGAGTGGCTGCCAAATCTTACCGTTTTCATCAACAAATCCTTTACCGTCTTCTGTTGGCATCAATGATGTATATGTCAACTGTTTCATCTTAGCTCCGAGCTGTGCATAAAGTTATTACAATCATATTAGTTTTATTAACAAATAAATAGTTTTCCTGTGCCCTCTAGGTAATCTTACCATAGTTTCTAATAGAGTAATAGAATTCTATTAGTTTTGTAAAACCAAAGAACCTCTTAACCAAGAGACTTGTAGAACGAATCTATTAGTTTATTAGAGATATTAGTACTTTTGCAAAACTTTTTTCAAAAACTTTTTTAATTTTCAGAATAACAATACACATAGATTAATAGGCATAAAAAACCCTGAACGAATCAGGGTCTTTAAGTTGTGGAGGTTTGTTTAAGAAAGACGTGGATATATATCTCTCAGTTCTTCTAAACTCATTTCTGATACATTATCCATCATCACATGGTCTCGATCAGGACTGTAAGTAGCTCTCCATGCGTAGCCTTTCCCACAATACAACTGTCCGTTGTATGTGTAAGTATGTTTGTTTCTTGCATACATACCTGCGTCTACAATTTTAAGTGGAACTATCCCATGTTTCTCAAAGTTTTCTGTTGTAGGCTTATCACCCCAATCATCACTTATTAATATACTCATTCTATTTCTCCTTTCTTAGTTAGTCGCTAAAACCTTTTTAGCGTATAGCTATATTATAACGCAGACTACAAGCGATTTATAGCAAAACTACCAACAGTGATTCGCTCGACTGTTAACAACAAACCATAAAAAACCCCCGATCAACGAACCGCTGACCGAGGGTCAAGCCCAAGGGAGTTGAGCTTAATTAAAACAAAACCACGTACGATGTCATAATTAACAATACAAAGACCATCAAGAAAAACAGTCTCATTTTATCTGGATCGTTCACACATACCTCCTTACTATTTCTAAATGTTCTTCTGTAATAGAGTTGACATTTTCGATCGAGGCTATCACATCACCAATCTGATAGGATTTGGTTTTTTGTTCAAGATCGATACAATCACTGTCCTCTAGCTCTGTTCCATAAACATCGTAGAGTAAGTCACGATCAGTAATCTTGCCTTCTAAATAATCAACATAATTACGCTCTCGATCGAAGTTCCACTCGTAATAAGTTCGCTCACCGTCCTGTACTTCTATTGTATAAATAAGCATAACTACCTCCCGATAGTCTCTAAATCGTCTTCAGTTATATATTGATAAGCTCCTTTGTTATAAACTGGAGCAATCTGTTTTTTACGCTGTTCCGTTAACTCGTTGGCTGCGGCTTCACCACAACCTAAACAAGTCATATAGCCAAGGCTTCTTCGTCCTTGGCTAATAGGTTCGTCACATAGAGTACAGTCGGTCATGCTAACGCTGACTCGTAATAAGCGTCTTCTGACATCAAACAATCACTAGGCTCTACTTCTTCTACGCTCGTATCGTAATCAGGATATTTAGTTTGTAACTTGATCGTTGACTCCGCTACTGTGTAGCCTGAGTAGTAATCGTTGACGAACTTTCCGAAGTAGTTCGCGGTTACTCGTGTTGACGATGCGTCACAAGGTAATCCTGCTTTCGCGTCTCTAATGCCTTGGTTATAAGCATAGATCTCTTCTTTAGTTAATATTCTCATCTCATTCTCCTTTCTTAGTTAATCACTGATAACCTATTTACCAGCTATATAAATAGTATAAAGCCGAGCAAAGCGAATACAAGCAGCTTTGCACTACCCCTCCGTTGGATCCCAGTTTTCGTTATCAAATATTTCAGTATTTAATGCTTTAGGGCTCATCTCCCCATTAGCAATCAACTTAATAATCTCGACATAATCGATATTTTCAGTTTCTACCCAAAACTTGACCTGTTCTTCACTTAGTTGCGGTACAAATCTCATCTCATTGATATAGGTGTAAAGTACTCATCATCGTAATCCCACTCGACATCTAAAGTATCGGGAATACCTTCAACATAACCATCATGTTCATACCAATCAGACCAAGTTTTAAATTTTAAGTCTTCAGTATCTTTACTGCCATCATATGGGTTATCATCCCAACCGTTATCCCAGTGGTGTTTTACTTCGTCCCAATTTTTGAAATGTTGCACAGGAAAAGAAGCTGCAATACTTAGTGCATGGTCTTCAGGAGACTCACCACTAGACCAAGCGTCTAATAAATCAGCTCGACTGTATCCGTCATGTATCCATGGTACGAATAGATGATAATAAATAATTAATTTTTCTTGTTTCATCAGTGCATCTCCTTCTCATCGGGAATCGGTATAAACTGCATAAAAGGTTCTTCGACATGATCCTCGGGCATCCACTCGATCGTATCAGCATTATAACTACCACTAATAGTCTCACCCTCATCATCATAACCAACAATAATGGCACGACCTGCTAATGGCTGATGAAACTCTGATAGTTTAAAATATCGATTATTGTTTTTTAATAAACCTTCATCGTCAACAACCACCATCGTATCGTCACTTAATGTAACAACGTCCAGGGGTCCATCAAGTTGCATATGCTTTTTAGCGTCGGCAAAGGTAGAGTTTTCTGACAACTCTACCTCTGTAATAGTTTGCTCGAACGGGTCTATAAGTAGTCCGCTAATCATTTTACGTACACATCGATATCAGCATCGAAGTCTGTATTACGAATAGCAACCTCAACTGTTTCTTCGATAAAGCTCTCAGTCCACTCACGACTTTCTATACCGTCAACACGAGCAGTTAACTCGGATAATGTATTAAGTACTTTTTGCTCGGCTTCTTTCGATAAATCAGCAGGGTCGATAACTCTCGGCTGTAGATCATCTAAGACATCGGTAATACGATGTAATGAAGTCACTAAGTCTGAGTTGAAGTCGCTGATAGTAGCGTGTTCTAATAAACTGACATTGTTTTTAAGGTCAGCCACCTGTTGTTGGATTTTTTCAATATCCATATCTTTCTCCTTTCTAGTTAATGTTATTAAACCATTTAATAACTAATACAAGTATGCCTAAGAGTACCGCGAAGTAAAGCAGTACTAGAAGGCAAGAAACCTAGAGGTCTTCTTGTTTTTTCCATAATCCGTCTTCCAATCGACCTGTACGACCAGATATCTCTTTGTAAGCCGCTTCCATGCACTCCTCGAATGTAAAGCCGCTTTGTTCAGCTAAAACGATCAAACAAACAGCACAATCTCCTATACCGTCTTTTAAACCGTCTTGATCACCGTAGGCGAGTGCTTTAGCTGTTTCACCGACTTCTTCTACTAACTTCAACATTTGTTTTTCTGGTTGTATATCGGTATTAAATCCTCGTCCGTAAAGTAGACCACGTATTTCAGCCCAATCGATAATATCGTTTATTACTCTCATATTGAAGGCTCCTGTGGTGGTTGTGGAGGTAAAGTTAAATCAAAAGATATTTGTTTTTTATCGATCATCCTGCGTAGAGCTTCATGAACATGAAACATTTCGATTCGACCGTTTTCGCCCTCAGGCATCTTAAATGCTATTTTAATGGTAGCAATCGGATAATCTTGTGATTCGTCCGTATGTGAGATTCTATAACCTACAGCACCCATCATATTGAAATCACTCATCTTTGGTCTCCTTAAATGCTTGATCGCGTTCTTGCTCGGTCTTAAACCATTCAACATCTTGAATATCTGCAAAATCATCTGAGTAATAATAAATACCATAAGGCATACCCTCGTTATCTTTCCATACGGATTTAGGATAGCCATTCTTTCTGTAATAAATATCTAACTCCTCGTCTTGCCAATTTGCTTTTAACATATTAATCATCTTTACCACTCAAATCTGTTGTAACGACTCGACCGCTTTTATATTTAAGCTGACGATAATGCGTTGTTGGACTTTTTTGATAATAGTATGAAACTATTTTGTTATTATCTTCTTCTTGTGCAAGTTTTTCGCGTTGTTGCTCAACGACTGCCTTATGTTGTGTCATAAGTCCTCCTTATAATCGAAACCTTCTAACATAGCATCGGTTATTTTGTCATAATCGA